GAGAAACGAAGATTTTGTAAAAGGAACAACCTATAATGACGTTGTTTACCCAGCTGTTTATGTTAGCCCAACATCGTTTCAGTATGAGCCCTACCGTGAACAGCTCATCACCCTGCCCACTCCAAACGGCTTACCCGGCATCCCTGTCACCTCTGGCGGCAACTACACCGACCAAAGCGGCCAGCAGTGGGTGTGCGACGAGGTGGACTTGGAGAGAGGGGTACGGGTGCAGAGAGTAAATCGACTAAAATTGGATGACTTGTCGTGGCATCATGAACTCACAGCGACAAACAAAAACGATGCTTTTGTTTCTGCCCTTTCTACATCGCAACAAGGCACAACGCGAGGATATTCTTTTTGTCAATATGCTGTTTTTGACGGCATTGCTTATGATATCGAAATGAAAGAGAGCTGTAGATGCTATGTGTGGGTCAAAAGCGTAACGCTACAGTTTAAGGCTGGTTCAGGCGTTAATTCGGTCGATGCCTTATCCGAATGGCTTAAAGCGCGCTCAGACGCAAGCGTTTTTTATTGTCTCGCCACCCCCGTTGAAACCCCGCTTACCCCGGCTGAAATCGCCGCTTACAAAGCGCTGATTGCCTACGCGCCCGACACCGTGGTGCAAGCGAGCGACGGCGCGGGGATAAAGCTGGGATATCAGAGGGATGTGAACATCGCGATCAACTGGAAGATGGCGATTAATCAGCTAAAGACCGATGTTGACGCTAAAATCAATCAATCTGACGCGCTGACATTAGAAGAGATTATGGCGAGCACGGGCTTGTCTAAAAAAGTCGCCAGCGCCGAAGCGGTTAAATCCATAAAAAATAATGTCGGCTCGATAAAGTCTGGTGGTTTTTACTCTGAAAAAACCAAAGGGAATACGATGCCGGCTGACTATGGCGGCTTTATCCGGATTAGTGGCGGAAGCTGGCCGGGAAGTTATTATTCGGACACGTATTATGTGGGCGTTAGTTCTAGCAGCAATGCGTTTTTGGGCATCCAAATAAACGGCGCTAAACAAATTACATGGGTACAAATATAAACCGAATAGGAACGGAATTGACTGTGAAAACGAGGATATGCAATGATTAAAATCAAGATAAACGCCTCGGACGAAATCCGGGAAGTAACGTTTTCGCGGCACAGTGAGCATGTTATTGAGCTTGGCGGTATCGCCGACGCTCCAACAACAGGCTTTACGACGTGGCGCATGGACGGCGTGACCCAGCTCGGCGATTTTAGCGATTACACGACCGTTTACCGCACCCTTGACAACGCGGTGCAGCTCTCCGACGACGGCAGTGTGTACGTCGAGCCGGAAGTGCCGGACACGCCAGTGCCGGGAGAACCGCAACCGACGCAAGAGGAGCGCATCAAAGCGCTCGAAGACCAGAACGAAACCCTGCTGCAATGCATCCTCGAGATGAGCGAGATTGTATATGCTTAAAATTTTTGGATTGCTCGTGATGAGCGGAAAGGAAGAAGATATGATGGCTATGATTTGGGCACAGCAGATTATGCTTGGCAAGAAGACCTACGCGCAGGTTCCGCGCCTGCTCAAGGATAAGGTCAAAGAAGTCCTGATCGACAGCGGTTGCGAAGACCTCGTGACGGAGTGACGCAAGGGGGGGGTGAACCCGATGATTCAGGCAGAAGAAGCCATCCGCGTGGCGCGGGGGCTGATCGGGACGGCGTACAGCGAGCTGGACTGCATCAACCTCGTCAAGAAGGTCATCCGCACAGCGCCGGGTGGCGACAAGCGTTACACGACGGCGGGGACGAACGCCCTGTGGGACAGCGACAGCAAGCGCGGAAAATACCGCGACCTGACGTGGAAGCAGGCGGGCATTTCCGGCGCGAAGCCGGGCATGCTGACGTTCATGGGCGTAGGCACGGGCGACGTGAGCCACACCGGTCTGGTGACGGAGCGGGGCACGGTCATTCACAGCAGCAAGAGCCGGGGCGGCGTGGTTGAAACCGCGCTGACGGCGAAGGCGGGGTGGAACGGGCTGGGGGTACATCGGATGATTGAGGTGGCAGAAAACGCTGGTGCGGCACCGACGGGCACGGCGTACATTGTCTGCGCGCAGAAGGGGCTGCGGATGCGGAAAAAACCCGATATTCGCGGCGAATACATGCAGATGCTGCCGGACGGTGCGGTGATTACTGTGCTTGAGGAGCAGGCAGGCTGGTTCAAGACGACCTACAAGGGATATACCGGTTGGGTCAGCGCGGAGTATTGCTGCAAAGCTACGGGCAACGACTAAGACGCAGGTATAAGAAAAGGGAGGCGGAAAACCGTCTCCCGTGCGCATAGCAGAGCGCCTGCGGCGAGCTTCTTCGGACAGGAAGCGCGCCGCGAGGGAGCTGACGCAGTTGGAAGTTCGGTGTCAGCTCCTTTTTTAGTCTGATTATGCGCAAAATCATTATATCATCCATACGGATTTTGGCGCAAGAAGCGCTGCTGTATGGAAATGTAAGGAACTGTATGACCCGAAAAATTTTTTTGGAGAATGAGAGGCACTTCCATGATTGAGCTTTACAATGGCGATTGTCGAGCGTTTCTTTCCAATTATAATGGAGAGCGTTTTGACGCAGTGATTACAGACCCACCGTATGCCAGCGGCGGCGCGACGCTATCCGAACGGAGCGCCAGCACGTCTCAGAAGTACACGGCGACCAATAAAGCCTGTCCGTTTCCGGATTTCATGGGCGACCAGATGGATTCACGGAGCTGGCTGCACATGATGGCGGACATTCTCGCGTTGGCGCGCGTTCAGTGTCACGACGGTGCTGTTCTGGTCGTGTTTTGCGACTGGCGGCAGATCCCGCTCCTCACGGATGCGGTGCAATGGGCGGGCTGGCAATGGCGCGGAACGCTGGTCTGGGACAAGTTGACCAGCCGCCCGCAGATGGGGCGGTTCCGTCAGCAGGCGGAGTTCGTCGTTTGGGCGAGCAACGGCAAGCTGCCGATTGACCGTCCTGTACCGGTATTGCCGGGCGTATTCCGGGCAGCAAATGTGCAGGGCGTGCAGCGCATCCATCAGACGCAGAAGCCAGAGGAAATCATGCGGCAGATATGCAAAATCTGTCTGCCGGGCGGACGAATCCTCGACCCATTTGCGGGAAGCGGTTCGACGCTGGCGGCGGCGGAGCTGGAAGGGTACGATTCGGTCGGCGTGGAGCTGTCCGAAGAAATTACAAAGAGAGCGGCGCAGCGGTTGTCTGTGCCGCTCAAGAAAGTAGGGGATTAGAATATGAAAGAGAAGCTGAAAATGTTGGTCGTGATGATGGTACTTCTGGCGCTGGTCTTTGCGTTGCCGGTGCTGGCGGAAGGGCAGGACGGACAGGAAGCCGTACTGCTGGACCTGACGAAGCTCGCGCAGGCGGTCATCAGCCTTGCGGCGGGCATTGTGTCGCTGTATCTGGTGCCGTGGCTGCGCAGTAAGCTGACGAACGAGCAGCTTTCCAAGGCAAAGAGCTGGGTACAGATTGCCGTTTTTGCGGCTGAGAAGCTCTACGGCGCAGGCAATGGCGACCAGAAGCTGGTCTATGCTGAGGAGATTCTCCGCAAGCACGGAATCAGGCTCGACACGGCGACGCTTAAAGCGATGATTGACGCACAGATCAAAGAGATGGAGAACATGGAACCGTTCTACCTCGCCGATGCAAAGGTGGAGATGATCGACGATCCGAAGCTGGAAACGGCGTGAAAAGCGTATAAATGAGAAAGCCGCTCGTTGCATAAAACGGGCGGCTTTTTGCATATTCAGAGGATTTTGAAGCGTGACACAAAACGCGCGCGGCGTGACAAGGAGTGCGCGCCGCAACAGCGCTCTGTTAAGCATTTTAACTGCGAATTAGTATAAAAGAACAGAAAGAGCGCATGGCCGCGTGGCCGTGCGCTCTTTTTAGCGAATAGGAAATTGCATAAAATCGCCCGCATGAGCAAAAATTTGATGTTTTTGCAGACTTCGGCGGAGGGGCAGGCGGGCTCAGCCCGCGTTATACCCGTTCCGCGACGAGGTCGCCCATCTGTGCGCAGCCGACCTTCGTGCAGCCCGCGGCAAAAATATCGCCGGTGCGATAGCCCTCGTCGAGCACCTGCGAAACCGCGCGCTCAATCGCGGCGGCTTCCTGCTCGAGGCCGAGGCTGTGGCGCAGCAGCAGCGCGCCGGAGAGAATCGTGCCCAGCGGATTGGCGATATCGCGCCCCGCGATGTCCGGAGCGCTGCCGTGAATCGGCTCATACAGGCCGCGCGTCGTGCTGCCCAGGCTGGCGGAGGGCATCATGCCCAGACTGCCCGCGATGGCGGCGCTCTCATCCGAGAGGATGTCGCCGAACAGGTTGCCGGTTATCATCACGTCAAACTGCGCCGGGTTCAAAATGAGCTGCATGGCGGCGTTGTCCACGTACATGAAGCTGACCTCGACCTCCGGGTATTCGCGGCTCAGGCGCTCGACCGTCTCGCGCCACAGGCGGCTGCATTCCAGCACGTTGGCCTTGTCCACCGAGCAGAGCCTGCCGCGGCGCTTTTTCGCCATTTCAAAGCCGATGCGCGCCAGACGCTCGACCTCCGGCACGGAATAGGCCATCTCGTCCGTCGCCGCCGCGCGATCCTCGCTGCGCCAGCGCTTGCCGAAGTAGATGTCGCCGGTCAGCTCGCGCAGGATCATAATGTCAATCGGCTTGGCGATGATGTCCGGGCGGAGCGGACACGCGCCGGAAAGCTGCGGGTGAATCGTGCACGGGCGCAGATTGGCGAACACCTGCATGCCCTTGCGCAGGGCGAGCAGCCCCTTTTCCGGGCGGCGGGCAGGCTCGACCGCGTCCCACTTCGGGCCGCCGACGCTGCCCATCAGCACCGCGTCCGCCGCGTTGCAGGCCGCCAGCGTCTCGTCCGTCAGCGGCACGCCGAATGCGTCGATGGACGTGCCGCCGAGCCTGCGCTCGTCAAAGCAGAACGTGTGGCCGTATTTTTCCGCGACGGCGTTTAACACCTTGACCGCCTGCGCGACGATCTCCGGGCCGATGTAGTCGCCCGGCAGAGTGACGATATGGGCTTTCATGGCTCACGCCTTTCCCGCGATCTTTTCGCGAACGAAGTTTTCA